TTAAGGAGATATACTTTGGAAGAAAAAGTATTTCAAGCATGTTATGAAAAATGGATGGTAAGCAATGGTGGCATTTCTATTTGGCCTGAGCTTGCACAAGAGTTTGGATACCAAGATGGCGAAATATTGAGGGGAGCATTTAAAAGAGCACGTAAGAAAAAGGGCATTACAAAACAAGGAAATCTAAAAAATGAAAATATTAAAAATAATCCAAAAATTTTAATATTTGATATTGAAACTAGCTATATTGAAATTGCATCATGGGGAATTAATAAACAATATATAAATAAAAATCAAATTTTAAATGATTGGTTTATAATTTCTTATGCTGCGAAATGGCTATACGATGAAAATATTTATTCTAGTGTTCTAACTTCTAAGGAAGCTATTAAGAAAGATGATAAAAGAATACTTAAGGAATTGTGGGAACTTTTAAATAAATGTGATATTGCTATTACTTATAATGGTAATAATTTTGATATTCCAAAAGTAAATACCAGATTTATTATTAATGAAATATATCCACCCTCAAATTATAAAAGTATTGATGTTTTTCAAACTATATCCAGGAATTTTGCTTTTACTTCAAGGGCAATGGATTATGTAAATTTGACTCTTGATCTTGAAAGAAAAAAAGAGACGGGGGGATTAGATCTATGGAAAAGATGTATTGCTGGGGATGGACATTCTTTGAATGATATGCTTGATTATAATGAACAGGATGTCATTGCGTTACAAGAAACATATTTAGCGGTTCGTCCCTGGATTAAAAATCATCCCAATATTGGATTATGGCACGATTCTAAAGAGTCTGTATGTGGATATTGTGGTAGTACAGATTTTGAATATATTAGTAATTTGTACAGCACTCCAGCAGGATTATTCAAATCTTTTCGTTGTAATAATTGTCATGCTATTGGGAGAACACAAGAACAGTGTTTGTCAAAAGAAAAAAGAAAAGGATTGATGAAAATTACTGCATAAGGTAGGGAAATATGGTAACTAGAGCAACAAAAAGAAAAAAAATTTTAGGGAATGGTTCTGTAACGACCATATCTGGATTGACAGTTGGAAAATCATATTGTAGAAAATGCATGAAGGTAAAAGATGGTAAAGATTTTTATACGGCTATAGATTTGTTCCTGGATAGTAATGGATTATTATCTATTTGTCATGATTGTGTTGATAATATTTATGATAATTATTTTGTTTTAGAACGTAATATTGATAAAGCTATATTACGTACTTGTAGAAGTTTAAACATTGCTTTTTCAGAAAAGGCGTTAAATGCTTTACATACTCATATCAATACTATTCAAGCTAAGGGAAAAGAACAAAAGGGCGTTTTTGGAATTTACAAGAGCAAATTAACAAGCGGCGGAGCGTCATTTACTGTTGGTACTGATGGTATGGACATGATGTTTACAGAACCTAGCAAAGAATTGATTGAAGAAATTCAAGATAATAATCTTGATATTGTTGATATGGAGTATTTGAAAAACTTCTGGGGAAGCGGATTAAGTGATGAGCAATACAATTTTTTAGAGTCGGAAATGGCACGCTACAGACGATCCCACAAATCAGATACTGCTACTGAAGAAAGTCTTTTAAGACAAATTTGTTTTATGGAATTGAATATTAGAGAAAAGCGCTTTGCAAGTCAGGGACAATCTCCCAATAACGAAATCAAAATGTTACAAGAATTAATGAAAACAGCTTCAGTTGATCCTGCTAAAAGCAATATTGCTGGAGCTGGTAAAAGTCAAGATACATTTAGTTCTTTTATTAAAATAATAGAGGAGACAGAACCTGCTGATTTTTATAAAGACAAACAACTATTTAAAGATGTCGATAATATTGAATGGTATTTTAGAAAATTTGTAACAAGACCGTTGAGTAATTTTCTTGGTTTGACAAGAAATTTTGATTTAAATAGTGATGATGATAATATGGACATTGAGGATGATACAATATCGGAAATCATTCAATCAAAAGAGGAAGATTAAATGTCGGATTATTATGCATCTGATTTTAATAAAAATGTTCTTTCTCAAGATGTTTTTAAACAACCAAAACAAATGGTGCGGAGTAAGACTTTAGATGGAGAAAGAAAAGAAAGATTGAAGAGATGGATCCACTTTATGAGATCTAATCCTCATCGCTTTGTTGAAACTTATCTTGGTATTCATTTGCATCCATATCAAATTTTAATAATGTGGGTATTGCAAAGAAGCACATTATGCTATATTGTTGCAGCCAGAGCCTCTGCGAAGACATTTATGATTGCGGTTTATAGTTTGTGCTTAGCTATTTTATATCCTGGTATTCAAATTATTGCCTGTTCTAGCACACTTAAACAGGGCGGACTTATTATTGAAAAAATCACATCCTTGCGAAGTCTTCACCCTAATGTTGCTAGAGAAATTAAAAGTTTGACTGCGAATCAAAATACTTATGAGGTCATATTTCATTGTGGCTCTACTATTCGTGTTGTTCCGTCTTCCGAATCAGCGCGTGGAAATAGATCCAATTTTATTATTGTTGAAGAATCACGTCTTGTTGATAAAGATGTTCTTGAAGGAATTATCAAACCATTTTTATTTTCAAGAACACCTCCATACCGATTGCTTCCAGAATATAAAAATGACGATAGATTAAAAGAAGAAGGTATAATCGCATATATTACAAGTGCGCATTTTACTGTTGGATACTGGTATCAATATGTTAAATCATGCATAAAAAGAATGTCCGAGGGAGATGAGACTGCAAACTTTCTTGCATTTGACTATTTAATTACAATTTATCACAATATCAAAACTGAAGCAATGATTAAAAATGAAATGGATGAGGCAGATTCTATAACTGTTCAGCATGAATATCTTAATTTGCCAAGTGAAACTAGCGGCAAATCTTATTATCGTCCAAATTTTTTTAAACGCAATATAAAACGAGCATTTTATCCCCAAACAGATTTAAATTATAATTCTAAAAAAAATAATTATGATATTAACAAAGTAGAAAATGAATTACGTATTATGTCTGTTGATGTTGCGACTAGGGCTAATCGCAATAATGACTTGACGATTATTGCTTGTGCGAAATTGATTCCATTGATAAACAAAGGTTATGAAAGAAATTTAGTATATTTGGAATCTCACAAGGGATTGAATACTGTTTTACAGGCTAAAAGAATTAAAGAAATATTTTTTGATTTTTCTTGTGATTTGTTAGTTCTTGATATTTTGGGTAGTGGAATTAGTGTATATGATTCTCTGTCGCAATCTATTCAACATGATGAACGGGGAATTACTTATCCCGCTATGACTATAGTTGGTGAGGAATATAATTTTGTTGATGGAAAAGCAAGGGAAGATTTAGAATCTAGGACTTTGGGTTTGGGCGCATTGCAGGTGATATTTCCAATATCTGCAAGTCAACAGCTTAATAGTTTGATAGCTGCAAACTTTAGATCTGCCCTCCAGAAAAAACTTTGGAATTTTTTAATAGACGAAAATTTAGCAGAAGAATTTTTAATAAAAAACAACAAAGAATTTATGAATGATGCTAATGATTCTGAGACAACTGTTCGATTTTTAAATACTTATGTACAAACAAGTTTATTTATTAATGAATGTGTTAATTTGGATTTAACTCTTGTTAATGGTTTATTAAAATTGGATTCTAAGCCTGGATCATATAAAGATCGATATTCTGCTATTAGTTATATGAATTATGTGATTTCGCATTTGGATAAGTCCTTACTCAAAGAAGTTGGGGATTATGATGCAGCGGAAGAAGTCTTGGGAATTACGATGGTTGTATAAAACTTTTCAGTCAACTTAAAAAAATAAATGTCTTTAGTTGACAGACATAAAGGAGAAATATGTATAAAAATAATTTTGTTGTTACAATTAAAAATAAAGGAAATTTTCTTAGAGAATACGAAGATCAAGTTTTATTACCTTTTGATAATGAATATTCACTTTGGTTTAAAAATTTAAATTCTTTACGTGTGGCTATTTCTGTTGAAATAGACGGAAGTGACGTTCTCAATGGAAACCATATCATTATAAGTCCTTATAATACATTAGAATTAGAAGGATTTATGAATGGAAATTCTGTTAAAAATAAATTTAAATTTATTCGCAGAATTAAAGAAATAGAAGAGTAT